TTATTATTTTAATTACAGCTTGTTATTAATCACTTATTCACAAAATATTTACCACATACCGAAACGGGTCTTGCGGACCTTGCGGACCTTGCGGGCCTTGCGGGCCTTGCGGAGGCGGTAGGCCTTACGGGCTGCAATGGCAGTCTTGGTCTGGAGGAGCTTACGCTTGCGAAGACGTAGCTTCTTGACGGCGCGGCGGACGCGACGCTTCTTTGGCGAGAGAACGTGGCCACGACGCTTGAGAACCTTCGCATCGATGTAGTGGCGACCAGATTTGGTGCGGTAGTAAAGACCACCGTTGGCACCACGGTGGAGCTTACGCTTGCGGCCGCGGACAGTTACGAACGCGCGCGACTTTGGTAGCGACTTAACGTAGTGACCACGCTTGGGCTTGCGACCAGGCGACTTCTTCGCCGCCTTGCGGGCGCGGCGCTTCTTACCGAAGAAAACTTCTAACATACCCATATTTATTTTAATATATAGTTTAGAAAAAAAATTAAATTAAATTAAAAATTAAAATAAAATTTTAATAAATTTGGAAATAACATTTTCTTTGAAATTGTGCAAATTCAGAAAAGCCATTAGTGTGTTTTTATCTACATTAATTTTTTCAAATTTATTAGGGACCTGGTAATCAAATTCTTTGAAAATTTTTCTAGAAACAATGTAATTAAAATTTGGCGTCTCTTTGTTCAAAACTTTAAGAATTTCTTCAATTGTGCCGTATTTTTTAATTAAATTAAATGCCGTGATAGGACCTATCTGTGATATGGGTTCGGTATAGTCACAACCAGAAAGAATGCAAAAATCTACAAATGAACTGTGTGTCATTTCAAAGCGCTGCAAGATTACATTTGTATTTATTTCTGTTATTTTCTTATTAATAGATGTTTTTAGAATTATAGGACAACCAAATGTACTAGCATCCGTATCATCTGTTACAGTATAATCTACAAGACCGTTTTTCTGTAAGAACGCGCAGTATTTTTCAGCATCCTCGGGAGCCGTACAATAAGGAATTCCAGATTTTTCAAGAAGTTCTTTGCTTTCTTCAATATGCGATTTTTTAATTACAATTATTTGAGAAAGTAGTTTTTCTATCTCTTCATTAATAGCTTTATTTTCTTCTTCTGTTTCTGGTTCTTTTGCACGAAGTTCTTCTAGCCTAACATACATTTTTTCTTTTGTAGCGTGACGTTTAACAAGAGTTACTCTTTTTGCATCAGGGGGAGTTCCGTCAAATACAAAAACAGGCAGTATACCATTCATAAGATAAAACTTAATTCTATTTGCAATTCCTATAAGATGAGAATTTTCGACCCTCGATGCATATTTAAATTTATAAAGAAGAATACTGCAATCTATCGCAACTTTTGAGTTTCTATACTTCGAGATGTCATAAGTTTGAATGGCATCGGGTGCCCACTTTTTAATAACGATATTTAGTCCGCGAATACCCATTTTATTAATATAGTATATTCTATTCTTTTAAGTAATATCTTTTTTTGTAAAATATCAACGTATCTTTATTCCCTAAATGCATACTCTAGTAGAACATTTTCTTCTGGTTCGTCGGTTGTTAAGTCGAGAGTCCTTTTTTGTTTTGGAAATTTTGGATGTAATTTAATGTCGTTATTTCTGTAGTATTCTACTTCTTGCCAAAATTTTTGCAATACAGGTATATTTTTATTCAACCACTTTTGATCTCTGTATACCCTTACTATATTCATGGTATTAGGCGGAAGATATTCTATAAAATCTGCCACTTGAAGATCGCAAATAAAAAGATTCAACTGAACTTGTGGCAAATAATGTTCTGGAATTTTGCCAAATTTAATTTTTCTTTTGTATGGACATTTTACTTCCAAAAGAACTGGATTAGCTTGCACATTTGATTTAGAAATAGATATTCCATCCGGGGAACCTGCCATCCAATAATAATCTTTATTATGGTATACGTCTTCATGGGCTATAAGACCAAAATTATAATTAACCTGACCTGTTAGTTCACAATATTTATCTATAGCTTCATCTTCATATTTTTGACCATGTCTTGTCGCTATATTTCCAACAAAAGGCTTTGGATCAAAACCGCATTTCTTAAAAAGAACTTCGTGTGGTTTTTGGTACGGATTCAAGCCTAGAACTGTGCCTGCGTCACTTGATGTCAATTTGTTTTCTCTTTGTTTAAACCACATATCTGATCTCTGTTCGTATTGTGGAATATCTAACAGTTTATTAATTTTATCCATAAAACCTGATCGTAAATGTGTATATATTTAATTTTTAAATCAATTTATTTCGCCGGCTTAAAGCTACCGTAAAGGCTAAAGTATATCTTATAGATTTCAAAATGCCAAATTGTATTTGTATTACAAAAAATGGATATCAATGCAGTAGACCCGCTGTTATAGGAGATAAGTGTACCCAACACAACAGGAATTATTGTCCTCCTGTTATAAATGACAATGTAGCAGAATTTTCAGGTAGTATTTTAAGGATAAACGAAAATAAATCGTTCATCGATAAAGTTGAATTTAATGTAAGAACACTCAGGGAAATGCAACAGAAAAGACTTATGACATTCCCAGGAGTTAAAAGTTATAAAAATAAGTTCAGATTAACCACTGGTGGATATAAATGTCCTAAGTGTAATCTGGATACAGAGAATTTAACTTGTGCACATGTTGGGGTTAAAATTAAAGACGGAATCAGAAAAATTGTTATAGAAAATGGAGAAAAGCTTAATTGGGATACTTTTGAATTGTTCGAATTAGTTAAAGACCTCGAGGATAAATCAACGATTACTATTTGTTGCAATATGTGTAATAAGTCTTTGGAAAATTAATTATAAAAAGTTTTGTTGGGAAAATTAATTTAAATAAATACAATCATAATTTATTAAAATATGTATCGTATAATCCCGCTTAGAATTTTACGCAGAACTAGAGGTGTAAAATTCGACGAAATGGTTCCATCTGATATTCCTAGGATTAGTGGTATTGATCGAGTTATTCACGGTCCAAATTCTATTTCTCCGGGTCCGGTTGAAGATTGTACACCCCCAATTAAAAGACCTTGGTATATGCACCCAGGACAAGATGATAATCTTCTTGTTCTTCAAGGAACTAGATACATTGATATCTTTGATCCAAAAACTCTAACAAAAGCTTCTTTTATTGTTACATCGGACAAAGTTTATAAAAATGACAAATTGTATTTTGACGGACCGGCTATGGTAGTATGGCCAGCAGGTATTTTCCATAGGATTATTAGCGGGGTGGAAGGTAGTATATCTGTTAATTTTTCAACGAGAACTGAATTGTTTGATCTTAAAGACAATTTTAATGTATACAATCTATGTACAAACACTGGAAAGTATACATTAGTTAAAGATGGATATGAAGATCAGCCAGATCTTTATTATAAGTATCCCAATGATGAAATCAAGGGTCTATTCAAAGACATTGTTCCATAAATTACTTTAATTTCTTAACAGCTACACTAGGAGCGTTTTTCTTTTTCAATTTTTTAGCGTCAAATTCCGGTATCTCTTTAGCTTTTTTAGCATCATAATTCTTTTTACAATATCTCCAAAGCTCTTTTGATCCTATTCTAAAATTTCTATTTGGTTTTGCTCTATACCAGAATACACAGTCTTGTATGTTATTGCTTTTTGATGTATTATCGAGAACTAAACAGTCGTAACCTTCTGTGCAACTGTTTAGCACATCTTGGAAAACACTTAAATGTGGGAAAATACCAAAGAAATTCTTATAAATTTTCTCTTGATTTTGAATTATATTTTCTCTAAGTATAAAAACATAGTCTATATTTGCTCTTAAATCTGGCGGCAAATCCATACAATATTGCATTGTCAACATGAATGTTATACGCCAATGTCTACCGTTCATAAAAATTCCGCGTATATTAGTGTCTCTTATCATTCTTTTATCATACATACAATCATCTAAAAGTACAAAAACATCTCCGTCTGTATTCTTTTTATTTCCATTAATTACTTTTTTTTGCCGACTTATAACCTGCTGAATAATTTCAGGTTTATATTCAGAGTGTATTAATATATCTGGTATAAAACTTGAATAATAAGCATTACCGTCTTCAGTAGCTGATATAGCTACACCGGCGTTAATTTTTCTTAGATAATACAGTATATCTGCAACTAATGTACTTTTGCCAGTTCCTCTCTTCCCAATAAACACACATGTAGCAGGTCCGGAACCAGATAGTCGCCTTTCTTCAATTTTTTTTGGGTTGAATTTTGACAAAGATATTGACATATTATAATACTCTATATTTATTTTAAAAAACGAATTAGTCCCAATAATTTGTTGTTAATATTTCATCTGGTTCTATAGTTATATAAGAATATAACACACTTACAATTATACCAGAAACTATTGATGCTGTTATGTTAAACATGAAATTATCGTCCCTTTCTTCGTCAATATAATTTAGTAGCATAAAAACAGCTAATGTAATTAGTAAAATTATAACCAATATTGTAAGATCTAATGTGTAAAAATCTAATACAGTCATTTATTATAATTAAATATAATTTAAAATAACAATTACAAACTTAAAAAAATAATTTATTTAAATTAAAATGGGGGTTACAATCAAGGATCTTTCTAGTTATAATTCTATTAACAGTATTAATTTTGGTGAACAGGTATTATTTTTTAAATTTGGAGCAGATTGGTGTATCCCTTGTGTAGAACTTGATAAAGTTCTAAATAATGTCCCAGATAGTATGCTTTACCATATTTCTGCAGAAAATGAAGATTTTGAATCATTTTTTATCGATAATAAGATTTACGCACTACCTGATACAATAATTAAATATAAAAATAGTACTAAAAGATTTCAAGGAGTTAGAACCTTGGAACAAATTCTAGAAATGATTAAAAAACTAAAAGAAGATTCTGAGTAATCTTAACCCCAAATTTTGCAAAAAAATAATTGGTTTAAAAATTTAGTTCATTTTATAATCAGTTATCATGGCGGAGAACTATAAAAAATATTCGCAAATAGAACATGTTCTTGCAAGACCTGGTATGTACGTCGGAGATACAAAATGTACAACCAGTGATTGCTGGATAATAACTGATAATAAAGCTGAACTCAAATCTTGTAGGTGGAATCCAGGGATTTTTAAAATCTTCGATGAGATCTTGGTAAATGCAGTAGACGAAGTCCAACGGAACAAGTCTGTTAAATGCATCAAGATTAAGATCGAAAATGATGAAATTTCTGTTTTCAATGATTCTGGAATTCCTATTGAGATTCACCCAGAGTATAAAGTTTATATTCCAGAATTAATTTTCGCCAATCTTCTTACATCAAGTAATTACGATGACTCGCAAAAAAGAACAACAGGTGGTCTCAACGGTTTGGGTGCAAAGTTAACGGCTATCTTTTCTGAATACTTCACTATTGAAACAGCAAAAGATGGCAGAAAGTACATCCAAACGTTTGAGAAAAATTTAAGTAAGATTAATAAGCCAAAAATTTCTACTTGCAAAAGCGAATACACTAAGATTACATTTAAACCAGACTTTCAAAAGTTTGGCACAACAGGTATTACTGACGATACTCTTGCTATACTAACTAAGCGCGTATTCGATATTTGCGCTATTACAAACAAGGATGTCGGCGTATACCTTAATGATAAAAAACTAACGATCAAAGATTTCTCAGAATACATTTCAGCTTACATTGGACCTAAGAAAAATTGTCCACGGGTTGTACAAGAGACTTCTCGGTGGCAAGTTGGTATAGCGCCATCAGATTCCGGGTTTCAATGCATATCATTTGTAAACGGGATCAGCACTTCTGATGGCGGATCTCACGTCGATCACGTGATTAATCCAATAATTAAGAAAGTAACAGAAATCATTCAAGAAAAACACAAATCTCTAACAATTAAGCAACAATACATTAAAGACAATCTTTTCGTATTTATCAATTGTCTCATTGAAAATCCAAGTTATTCCTCTCAAACAAAAGAAAAGAATATTACCAAGATTTCTGATTTTGGTAGTAGATTTACTCCATCTGATGATTTTATTACAACAATTTCTAAGATGGGAATTGTAGAAAATATTCTTGCTATTGCCAATGCGAAGGAAAAGAAATCTTTGCAGAAAACAGATGGTAAGAAAACAAATAGGGTCATCATTCCAAAGTTGGACGATGCAAATAAGGCAGGAACAAAAGATTCAAAGTTGTGTACGATTATTTTTACAGAAGGAGATTCTGCAAAAGCTACTGCTATTTCAGGTCTTTCTGTAGTTGGTCGCGACACATACGGAGTCTTCCCACTTCGTGGTAAACTTCTAAATACACGGACAGCTACTTATTCACAGTTATCTAAGAATGAAGAAATTAATAACATAAAACAAATCCTTGGTCTTCAGAACGGTAAGAAATATTCTTCGGTTTCTGAACTAAGATATGGTAAAGTTATGGTTATGACCGACGCAGACACTGATGGATTTCACATTAAAAGTCTTATAGTGAACTTCATTGGAAATGGTTGGCCAGAACTACTAAAAACAGATTTTATCTCATCTTTGGTAACACCCGTAATCAAAATATCCAAGAAATTACAGATGATTCCCTTTTATAACGTGGATGATTATAAAAAATATAAAAGCGAAAACGATATTTCAGGCTTTAAGGTGAAGTATTACAAGGGTCTTGGTACCAGTACTTCATCTGAAGCAAAGGAATACTTTAAACAAATGAAAACTTTAAATTATAAAAACGAAACAAAAGAAGACGAAGATTATCTTAATCTAGCATTCACAAAAACAGAAGCAGATGCAAGAAAGAAATGGATACTTAATAATATCAAGAGTCCTGAAACGCTTGACTATAATATTAAAAAGGTGAGTATTAAAGATCTAATTAATAAAGAACTTGTCCTCTTTTCTATAGCAGACAATGTAAGATCTATTCCGAGTCTAGTAGACGGACTGAAGCCTTCGCAAAGAAAGATTATCTTTGCGTGTATTAAAAGAAAACTGTATTCAGAAATTAAAGTGTCTCAATTAGCAGGTTATGTTTCTGAAGTTTCAAGTTATCATCACGGAGAAGCAAGTCTCCAAGACACTACTATAAATCTTGCACAGACATTCACTGGTTCTAATAATATGAATCTTCTTGAACCAGTTGGACAGTTTGGGACAAGGCTTCTCGGTGGTAAAGATTCTTCAAGTCCAAGGTACATCTTCACTCACTTGTCGAAGAACTTTAAAGAACTATTCAACGACGACGACCTGGATTTGCTAGATTACCTAGATGATGATGGTCAATCTATCGAACCCAAGTTTTATGTTCCAACATTGCCTATTATTTTAATAAACGGCGCTTGTGGTATTGGGACTGGTTTCTCTACAGATATCCCTTGTTTCAATCCAGATGACATTAAAGATCGTCTACTAAGACTCGTAGAAGATGAAGACTCCGACATAGAAGAGTTGACACCATGGTATAAAGGTTTTACAGGGATGGTTAAAAAGGTGGAAGAAAATAAATGGACGGCACATGGTATCTACACAATAAAAGCAAATGTAATCACAGTTACAGAACTTCCAGTTGGAACTTGGACCGAGGACTACAAAACGTTTCTAGATAAACTAGAAACTGAAAATACAATCTACGGTTATAAAAATATGTCTACTGAGACAAATGTTCACTTTGAAATTAAAATGCCGTTGGAGACCGTTTATGAATGGAAAGATAACCACGAAATAGAAAAGAAGCTTAAATTGGTAAGCCACATATCTGCTAAGAATATGTACGTATTCAATGAAAAAAATGAAATAGTTAAAATGGAAAGTCCAGAAGAGATAATATATCATTTCTGGAGAATTAGGAACGAATACTACATTAAGCGAAAGGATAACGTAGTAAATAAACTAAAAAAAGAACTGGATATCATAACGGCAAAAATCAACTTTGTAAATGATGTAATAGATGAAAACATCAAGGTATTTCGTCAGAAACTTACCTACATAAATAAACAGCTAGAAGATAAAAAGTACATCAAACTAGAAAATAGTTACACATATTTAACAGATATGAAAATACATACATTCAGCGAAGACACACTAGAAAAACTGATGAAGAAACAAAAAGATACACAAGAAGCGTATACAAAGATATCTGGTTATAAACTAAAAGACTTTTGGATGGATGACATCAACTAAATAAACTAAATATTATAGTCTCCTAGGAGACAAAAAAATTCATTTTATTTTAAAATAAAATATTTGGATAAAGTAAAATAAGATGAATTTTTTTATGGCATTGATTGTCGCTATATCCGCGTGGATGACTTTTTCGGTTCTAAATGAACTAGCTCTTGCAAAGGATGGTAAGGGGTGCTGTCGCACGAAGAATTGTGGACAGGGTAGACTCGCCTCCTCTCTATGGTGGACGAATCTAGTAGTAGCTATAGTATTTACCATTTATGTACTAACTAAGCTTTATGATAACTATGGCGGCGCATTAAAGTCGGGTGCATCTGCTCTTGTACGTAGGAACCCTGTTAGACGGGGTGTACAGATGGTTTTCGGTAATTAAGACTGAGAGTCATTTTTAATTTCTAATAGTACAGGAGCGTGGTCACTTGCTAATGGCAAACTTTCGTTATTTTCACCAATATGTTTTAAACATTTACTGGCAATTTGATTAAAATTAAAGTTCTTAGTAAAGAAATAATCAAGTCGCCAACCTTTGTTCCTGTTTCTAGTGGCAGCAATTCCGTTTTCTTTGCGAGCCCTTGGATCCCACCAGGTATAAATAATTTCGTCATCTTTAATAGCATCTGTATATCCAATAGCCTGTAAATCTGTATAAAATTCAAGTTCGTGGCTGTAATATCCAGGACCTTCGGCTACAGACGATTTATCAAAATGTGTTGAAACGGCAACATTCAGATCTCCGCAAAATACGACGGGTCCATTAATATTATTTAAATAGTCAATCATAGCTTCCATAAAATAAATTTTATTGTCAAAATTTGTACCACTGTTTGGGGCATAAACTGTAACACACGTATATGTTTCAAATGTAATTGTTATAACTCTGCCTTCTGGATCTTCATAACCCGGGAAGGTTGTAGAAATTTCAAGAACGTTCATGTTTTCCTTGTAAAAAACAGCCGTCCCAGAATACCGGTCTGGAGCCCTAGCCCCATCCATTTTAGATTCATTAAAGAAAGATTTATAACCAGGAATAGATATCCTTTTAGCATTTTCTAAACCGCATCTAGTTTCTTGTATACATATGACATCTGGCGAGTAATCATCTATTAGCTTTTTTATAGGACTGTTATCTTGTGGACAAATTGGTTCGTTCTTCTTAAGTTTAGAACTAATTTGATCATTAAAAATACGAGAGCGAATACCGTTGACGTTCCACGTAATGATCTTCATGTTCGATTATAAATTATATTATATACTTAATATTCATATTTTTTCGCAAATTTACTTTACAAGCTTATTTGTCCTGAAGAACATATTTACTTCTTCCTTAGACTGTGTAAATTTTAAAGGCCTCTGTTCAGGAGGATTCCATAACTTATTTATTAATTTATAAGCATTTTCCCATTTTGCTGACCCCTCTGTTAAGATACTAATACAGTGACAGTGTTTGATTATTACATCATTAAGATCTGTTATAACTTTTATTAGTTTAATGTAAGCAGGAAGAGGTAATTCGTTTTCTTTTTTACACAAACCAAGATTTATAAATAAATAATAAGTCAAAGAATTATCTTTAATGTATGCCCAAGTATTTTTGAAATACTGTAAAAATTCTTCAAATCCGTCTGCGTCGTATACTACGTCTGCTATTAAATTAACAGTGAACATCTCTGTCTCCGGATTCAAAGTTATATTATAACCTTCTCTTTCTAATATAAGTATTTCTTCCATTATTATATAGTATTAATTATAATTTAAAAACTTAAATATCGCGCACAAATATTACGTTTTTATATTATTATTAAGATATTTCATAAATTATGTAATTGTGAATACACTTTTAGTTATGATAGAAGTTGTACCAGAAGACATTTGGGATCAGGTTTCGGATATGCTAGAAAAAGAAAATACTAAAAATGACAGTTTAGAAGAGTGTAATCATTTAAATAGCACGTGTAATCATTCAAATATCGTGTATGATCAAAAAGATGGCAGTGAAATTTGTATAGATTGTGGTTTAGTTGTAAATAGCAGGATTTGCGAATCATGTGAATGGAATAATTATAAATCAGAAGACGGAACATTTAGTGCTAATTCTCAAAGAGCAGAACTTTACGTATCAGATAATCCATACGAAACCGGGGGAAGTATCCCGGGTTTTCATAAAAATAGTTTTATAATGAAAATACATCTATCGCAAACGTTTAGCCATAAGCAAAAAACATTCTGGAAAACATCAGAGAAATTCAGCCGTTATATATCTTTAATAGGTATTCACGCGATCGCATTATCTACTGCCAAAGATATGTGGCACATATGCATGGAATCTGGAAAACTTACTAGAGCATCTGTAAGAAATGGTCTTATCTCTGCATGTTTATATTATTCTTGTATTTATAACAATCTTCCAATTGATCGTCAGAAACTTATAGACAACACCGAAGGAAATCAAAAAGGGTTTCTAAAAGGCGAAAAAATATACCTAGATATAATGAAAGACAATAAAATTTATGGACATTTAGGTAAACAAAAAATAGACATCAAAGAAAATGATACATTTGTTAAATTTTGCAGTGAATTAGGATTACCTTTTAATACTATTCATGTATGTAATGATATATACACAAAGAGTTTAGATCACTTAGATTCTGTCACGCCGAAGTCGATAACGGCCGGAATCTTATTTTATGTAATCAAGAACAAACTAAAACTTAAACATCCATCTAAATCAAAAATATCACAGGCAGTAGACGTATGTATTCCAACAATCAATAAAGTTGTTAAAATATTGGAATCTACTTAAATAAAAAATACTATCATAATATAAGAATGTTTTCTTTATGTCTGTCACTATTGTCTTTTATTGCGAGTCCCTGTATTTATCCATTCTATAAATCATCCTCTCCGTATCCATTCTATAAAAGAAATATTGTAAGCAGTGATAGTCATACTATAGATTTTGTAGAATCTTTAACACCTCCTTCGGGAGGTGAACTAAAACTTTTAACGCATTTAAATGGAGCTGCATGGGCTCAAAACTGGCTTTTACATATGGGGAGGAATGACACTGAGTTATACGATGAGCATTATTGCACAGAATGTCTCAGAATGAAACAGGCTTCAAATATTTATACATCAGAGGAATACTTTTATTTTGGATTCTATCCAGAAGAATCTGAATGTGGTTTATTCGAACCTAAATATATGGCCATGTTTGTACTCGATCCTAAAAAAAGAATCCTAAATGCTAAACTTATAGTTGAAAATCCTAAGTTTATTCACGAAGGAACTATGTTGATACCATTTGAAAATAGTATTCGCCGATTGTGCGATGAATCTTATGTGTTTTTTAAGTATGACGAACTAAAGAGACCTGGTCAAATCAGGTACTACTACGAGTGGACTTTCACTAATTAAATAGACCACCTTTGCTAATTGGAATTATAAAATTAATTAAAATATCTACTGTCTATTAAATGCATGGGGGGCGGTACTGTTAAAATAGAAGATTCTATTATTTTTAAAAAATTGAATGGAAGTTATCTGATGACTCTAGGTTATTTTAGAACCCTTATTATGCTCGATCAGTGTCACGACTTCTGTGAATCGAGTAATAGAAATAAATGGATTAATGGTAATAAATTCACCAAAGATGATATTATAGATTCTATAATGAAATTTTATAGAGACGATATGAAATTTATATACGATTCATTTATAAGTTTAGAACCTAATAGTGCCGACAGGTTCAATAGTTTATATAACAGTATAGCAGATGATCCAAAAATTAGAACTAGTTTAAAATCAACACGCGGGATAAGAGATAATATATTGAAAGGGGGTATAAATATTGAATCCTATATTGGAATAACCTCTGCAAACTTGTACAATTATGTAACCGAATTTAATTGTTCATCATTTAGTAAATATTTAGTTAGTATTTTATCACAAGGGAAAACAATAACAAATGGAGTTATGTTGGGAGTAGATGCTACTAAAAATAATGCAGGATATTCATCTATATTCACTAATATTTGCGATGTTGTTAGTAGACCGGATGTACAAATAGCGGTATTACAAAGTCCGGCGACCGACTATGATGCAGCGGGAACTTCTGGTGTGACTAATTTTATAATAAACATGGTAACAAAGGCTAAAAAAACCCCGGCTCTTCTCGGACAATTAAATGCTTTCCAGAATAATAGTTATAGGGTACAAGTTACCGTAAAGGATATTCCGTTTATAGATTTTACATATTATATGAACAAATCAATCGACGATAAATACATAACATTATACGTTAACAGGTTTTTTGGTCAGACTCAACAGAGCGGAGATATTCCTAAGCCGAGTGGAACAACTAGGATTAATTCAAAAAAGATAGGATCCGGTACTCAAAATTCAGTAGCATATTTAACTAACAATTTTACTCCAGATGATAATATATATTTGTTTAAAACAATAGGAGATCTAGGTCAGGCTTTAAGTTATAAAATAGAATCTCAAAAGTATCCCGATCTTATTAACTTTTATATTACCTTTGACTATTTATCAGCTTTGATAAGCAGCGTGTTTAATATGGGAACCCTATTAGAAGATACTGGAAATGCTATCAGTCCTTTGTCTATTTTTACATTTTCTCAGGAACAACTACAAAATATATCATCAACAAGGGCTAATATAGAAGATATTGGGGCAGCACAGGAGATGATTGGACTATCAAGAAAAAGACCGGCAACTTTTGGTAAAAAATCTAATAAGCTAAAGGATATTTCTGATAAAGAACTTAAGACTAAATTAAAAAGTGTCGGTATTAATATATCGAAATTAAACTCTAAAGGGAAAAGACTGCCTCTTACACGCAAAGAAATGGAAAAGAAAGCGGTGATGTTCAAGAATTTACAAATTCGATCAAAAAAAATTGGTATTAAACTTATGTATAAATCTAGAAGAAAAGGATACGTATATAAAACTTATACTCGTTTAATGAATGAACTTCAAAAAACAAAAATGAAATTTGGATGACCAAAGAAAGAAGAAGAATCTCTTTTCGGTTGAGGTTCTTATAAAAGAATGTAAAATATTAAATTAAGATTCGATATGACGAAATCTAATGAAACTACATTATAAATTAGATTTCCGATGAAAGAATCTAAACATAGGTAAATTTTTAAAAAATAAATGTATATTCATTATAATATAACAAATGGCTTGTTTGCAATATTATTATGAAAATCCACAAGATGCTGAAAAGTATGCTATCAATTGCGATAACAAGATATTTCAAAATTTAAATGATGTAGAAACCTTTAATAATAAGGATCTTTTAGAATTTATATCGCACGAATACTCCGGGGAAGCTTTCCTAGAAAATTCACCTTTCGAGTTCAAAGACAATTACATAGAATTGTCTAATAACGAGATATGTAAAGCCACGGAAATGTCTCTTGCACCGCAGCAAAAATTTATGGGACAGATTATGGGTCCAAATTCCAATTTTAATAATATGCTAATTTTTCACGGTTTAGGCTCTGGTAAATCGTGTACATCTATAGTAGTCGGAGAAGCTCTAAAAAATGCAAGCAACCAAAGGCTTCTATTTGTTGTCCCGGCTCCTCTTGTAGATCAATACTACGAAGAGATAGCGGGGGAAATTAGAAACGGTAAATTCTTTTCATGTCCATCTTTTTGTCTTATTAAAAACGGAGGTAAATTAGAAAGAGACTTTTATGTATCACAGGCTCAAAATTCTATACTTATTGCTAAATTAAGACAATATGAAACAGAACAAGGGAATTTATACATTATCCAAGAAAGAATTGATGCCGGGGACAACACGCCTGCTACTGCAAAATTATTTAGAGATCAAGAAAATAAACTAAAAGTACTTAAACGTTCTCTTGACAACTATCAAAAGGATCTTCGTGGTAAAATAATCAGAACATTTGAGATAGTCACTCATCAGACATTCATAGAGTCTATTTATAAAACAGGAAAAGATGGGCAGTTAATAAAGGGTTCTAGGCTTTTAGAAGATACAGCATTATTTCATGAAAATGGTCTTCTAATAATTGACGAAATTCAAAGACTTGTAAGCGAAGGTGGTATATTCTATAAAAAGTTATATAATGCAATAAAGTATTATTTCCACCCAAAGTTAAGAATAGCGGTTATGTCTGCCACTCCTATTTATGACAACCCTTATGAGCTCGCTCTTACAATAAACTTACTTAGACCAAGAGTACCATTCCCTATAAATAAATCAGATTTTTATAAGTTCTTCATTGGTCAATACAATGGAGACGACTGTGTACAAAATACAGGTAATAAAACGTGGATATCAGAAGATTCTTGTATAATTAATAAAGATCTTATTCGTTACATTTGTTCTGGATATGTTTCATATTTCAAAGGAGGTAATCCAAATGCATACCCATATAAAAGACTAATAACAATGGAGCATGTATTTTCAGCACAACACAAACAAGAGTATATCGGTGCTCTTAAGTCAGATGTTTCTAAAGATAAAAACTTTGGAAAGAAAGGAGACGGTCTTGGTACATATGAAAACGTGCTTTTAGGTAACTATGAATCCGAATCAGAGGATAAAGTTTCTGGGATGTATGTTACTACACAGCAATACTCAAATATATTTCTTCCAAAAATGGGAGAGATAGTAAACAAAACATTAGCCGAGAAAAAACAAGCCCTACAGTTATTTAAGTCAAATTTATTTGGAATGAAATTTAAAACACCAACAGAGGTCATTAACTATGTAAAACTATTTTCTACTAAATTTGCATCTATAATTGAGTTAACCCTTAACAGTCCTGGTCCTGTTTTTATATTTTCAAATTGGCTGACGTATGGAGTAGAACCTCTTGCCATTATATTAGAGGCATGCGGGCTTACTAAATTTGATAGAGAAGATCGAGGAAAAGGTAGATACTTTATTTGGAGTTCAGAAACAAAAACTAAAGACCGCGATGGAACTCTTATAAAGAAAGCAAGAAATACATTTAACTCTAATACCAATTCAGATGGTAGTCAACTAAAGGTAATTCTAGGAACCAGATCTGTTATGGAAGGTGTTTCTTTTAAAAACGTAAAACAAGTACACATTACAGAACCGTGGTGGAACGAGTCTAGAATAGAACAAATCTTGGCGCGCGCATCGCGCTATTGTAGTCATTCGAGTTTACCAGTAAATGATCAGTATGTTGACATTTACAGACACTATAGTGTATTACCCACTACACCAGGAACCCGCGACGAAGATGTCGCGGCAGTTCTAGGAGAAATTGGAAATCCGGATTGGCAAGGATTATCTACATACGGAATAGACCAAAAAATGCTTATGTCTTCGCTAAAGAAATATTCTATAAATAATGAATTAGAATTAGTTTTGAAAAGTTGTGCGATAGACTCAGAAATTAATAAAAATGGAAATATAATTCGTCTTGAAGAACACGTAATACCGTCCGGGGCTGGTTTGTATCAAATATTCTATAAAAATCCTTCTAACGGAAGAATGTACATCCGCGAAGGTATTCCAGAAAGTGTAACTTTCACCCAAGTTTACAATAGAGATTTTAGCTTTCCAAATAAAGATTTCCCAGTAAAATTCACGGAGTCTACACAAGACGAGACTGGTAAATTAGTCCCATATCCAGATCCAGAAATATTAACAGAACCAATAGTAAATATAGATCTTAATGTTAAAGAAAATATAGAACCATGGAAATCTTCCGATACATTAAAAAACTTGGAAATCTCGGATGAGATAAGAGAATACGTAACTAAATTGTATCAAAATTATATATTATTGCCTCAATTACGTAAAAATTATTTCAATGAAACTGGTAGAGCAAAAATTAAATTCAGGGAAGACCCCGTTAAAAGAATGAAACTAATAAAGTGTATAAAAGAATTATCAGTACAAAATTTGGTATCCAGTTCAGTTAAAAGAGAAATAGCTCAACAATTTAATAAAGAATCTCAAAAGCAGAAGATAAACACAAAGGTATTAGATTTAATTTATAGATACAATGTTTATCCAGAGTCTTATCTAGAAGAACTACTTGAAATTGCAGCAAATAACCCTGAGTCCATAAATCAGACTTTAAAAACTGTCTCCGGCAAAGGCAATTAATTTATAAAAATAAAATGTAATGATATTATAAAATGAGTGCAGAAACTTTAAAATTTTTTGAAGATAAAACAACTGAGGAAATTATTAACTGGATGTTAAGTAATCTATCAGAAGATCAAATAAGAAGTTGTTTAGACCAGTCTGGTATTCCTGACACGTCCGTTATAAAAGGCAAAGAGCCAATAGCGACCGCCGGGTCTGATCCAATTGAAACAGTAACTTTACCAGGTGGTAAGCAATTACAACCAGGCGAAGGTTCTTCTTCTGATCCTCTTTTGGTATCGGATAAACCAAAGAGAGATGTTAGTAAGATTTTCTTGGATAAATATCGTAAAAAATGTAACGGAACCGGATACTTAATAAAATCTGTTTCAAAGGATGGAGTTGAATATTACGAATTCAAGGAGATAGAAGACGATGATACAGTTGTTACACCAGGAGCTAACGTAGGAGAAGTAGGATGGATTAAAAAGAATGTACCAATTTCTGAATTTAAAGAGTTCTGTACAGAAGAAGATCGTGAGATTTTTGAGTTTTTAAAGGAAGAAAATATGGAGACTTTCTTAGGAGCACCCGCAGAAGTTGTAGCAGTCGCGACTGATTATCCATCAAGCGGATTGGTATCTCCTTTACCGATTACAGTAGCTCCAATTGAGATTACCCCGGAACCCACGCCTGTTACTGCAGTTTCAGAAGAAGTTCAGATAACAGAAGCAATGTTAAAAGCTCTTAAAATTCAACAAGAATCTTCGCAGGTAATGAATACAAAATATCAAAATTTGTATTCGCGTGGATTAACAATGTACCCGGTTTTTGTTTATGGGTCTGAAGGGGATTTAGTTTTACATTTAACTACCGTAGTTGCAGATGGTAAACTATCGTTTACAAAAGACTCGACTAATAAGAAATTACTAAATAGCAAATTTAAGAAGATAACGACTACAATACAGTCTTCGCTCGAGGCTGGTTTGTATACACCAACTACTAATATGCAAGAAGAATTAAACGAGGCTCTTAAAAACGTTTCTCAAGATATAAAATTAAGAATAAGTAAAATCTACGACCCAATGAGACTCGAAGGTTATACTTACTTTGGTAATCTAGATGATGAAGAGCCAGATTGGTTAAAAGAGGCCGGACAAATACTCCCGGATTCGCAAGGAAGTTTTGATGTAATTGGTTCTCAGGACTTTAATGAAGACATGTTAATGGTTCCAAAAGCGGCTTCGATTACTCCTAAGAGTAAAAAAGTTTCTGATATGACAATTCCAGAAATAGAAGAGCGCATGAGAATCCAATTTGGAGAACAATACGTAAGAGACTATAAACCAGAAAAGTACATTAATTCTTTAGGAGTAACAAATGTAAGATATGTAAAACGCCCAAATTGTCCGCCCCAAGATAAACCAGTTATGGTTTCGCGTCCTATATTTTCAGAATTTCAAGGTAAACCGTCTGTAAATTCAGGACCGGGAAGATTTGGAGAAACAGACTCCGATTCAGACGAAGATTTGCTATTTGATTAGTTGCGTCGTTTAGAAGGGCGCTTTTTAGATATACCACTAGACTTAAATGATTTTGTAAGAGAAGATATGCTTTCAGATACAGATAGATCGTCAAGCTCACTAAACAATATTTGAGCATTATATTCATCGGCCATTTTTATCATCTCATTTTGTCTTTCTAACTGCAATAAAAGTTCCGTATTGTATTTATCATTATAATGCAAAATGAGTCTTTTAAAATCTGGTTTTAGAATAAGACCCCATGCCCCATTTATCTTGTTTATGTACCCATGAAAAACTTCCTTGTTATTTATGTTTTCCTGTAGAATATTTTTAAAAAATGGCACCTCTGCTCTTATCTGAGGGTCAACTCGAGGAACATCGAAAATATTCTGTTCCATAGAAAATACTATATTTCTTGCCGTAGTATCCATGATACTTTACTATATTGTAATTATTTTTTTAATGTTATTTATTTTTAGCAATTATTGGTTTATTTACTATAAATTAAAATAATATGTTATATTAAATGCCTGTGTTTATGCGTCCAGTTGCTAATGTAAATGTACCGGAGCCCAAAAAGGTACCAGATCCTGAGCCCAAAAAGGTACCAGGGCCTGAGCCTAAAAAGGTACCAGATCCTGAGCCCAAAAAGGTACCAGGGCCTGAGCCTAAAAAGGTACCAGATCCTGAGCCCAAAAA